CGAGCTTGCTTTGATGATTGATGAAGCTAAAGAGCTGATTGAGGAAGAGGGCGCATGAAAAAACGACACTTACTAATCGGATTGCTGCTAATGATATTTGACGAGCTAACTAAATATCACGATAGCAAACGTAAAGACAACCAAGACCGCCGATAAGGGCGGTTTTTTAATGGGTGAAATATGACAAAACCAATTTATAACTTTGACGATGCGCCTATTGATGCTGCTTATCAGTTTTTAGCAGGTGACGTACAGACGCAGATTGAAAAGACAGGCGATAAGACTAAGCGCACATTTAGCGGTGTTGCTTATCATGGTGGTCAGATTGATGACCATTGGTATTGGGGCAACCTAGTCTTTGACTTAGATAATTTAGATTTAGCAGACGGCAAAGTGCCAATGCTAGTTGAACATGACCGAGATCAGCGGTGCGGCTTTATCAATAGCCATAATATCGGTGATGCTGGTCTGAGTATTGATGGCACACTGCTTTCAAATGAGCATGGCACGACAATCGCTAATGATGCTGATGAGGGCTATCCGTGGCAAATGTCAGTGTCTATCAAGCCCACTCGTGTTGAAACTGTTGAATCAGGTCAAGTCACGGTTAATGGTCGCACATTCAATGCGCCAGTGACTATCTTTAGACAAAACACAATCCGTGAAGTGTCGTTCTGTGCATTAGGCGCAGACCGACATACCAACGCACAAGTTTTTAACGAAAACCAAGGCCACAATAAACCAAAGGGGAATAACGTGGATTTAGAGCAGGCGAAAGCCAAAATTACTGAGCTTGAGGCAAGCCTGTCTCAAAAATCAGCAAGCGAGCAAGCTGCTATTGATGAGCTGGCGCAATTCAAGCAAGCCAAACGTGATTCAGACATTGAAGCGCTGGCAGCCAAAACGGGTCAAGAGTTTAGCGAAGATAAGCTGACTACGCTCAAGACAATGGACGAAAACAGCTTTTCAATGTTTGCGTCGATGTTACCTGCCAAAGCTGAGAAGGGTAAAGGTGCGCCGGAGCATATCTTTAGCGAGCAAGCAACGCATGGTGTGACGGTCAATACCGATGGCGGCGTTGATGACTACGAAAACAAATTTGCAGAATGGAGTAAAGCGTAATGATGCCGACACAAGATATTAACTATACGACAGATAACGACTTGGTTATCGGTGTCGATGCCAAGACTAGCAACGTGCTACCTACCACAGCGACCGCATACAAGCGCGGTGATGTTGTTATTGTTGATGGTGCTACCAATGTAGCGACGCATCCTACAACGGCAACAGGTTATCACGCTATCGTCACTATGAACATGACCGCAGAGCAATCTACAGCCCATGCCGCCGCAGGTATTGAAATGCCAGTTTATGTTGGCGGTGAGTTCAACGCTTTTGAGTGCTCAGTTAATGGCACCAAGCTAGACAAAGATGCTCGACTATTGGCACGCGCTTATGCAACTAACGCAGGTCTATCACTAACTTTAAAATTGCCTGCTGGCATTGAGGATAAATAAGATGGGAATGATTGTAGATGTTAAAGGTCAACGCGTTAAGCTGATTGACGTAAATGAATTGGCAGTATTTCATAACAAAACAACCAAAGTTAGCACATGGTTTTTGGATACTTTTTTCCCAAACCGTCGCGTTTTTGAAGGTACAGAAATTCCACTAGGTGAGCTTGATACCAGCACGCCAATCGCACCATTGGTTGCGCCTAGTGTGCAAGGCCGTGTATTGATGGATCAAGCAAAGTACAGTGTTACACACGTACAGCCAGCCTACCTAAAGCCAAGTGCTTATATCACGCCTAAAAACGTGACTGACTTAGCTATTTTGACAAATATGCGTCAAGCAGGTTTTATTGGTCAAGGTAATGATATGTCGTTGACTGAAAAGCTGCGTATGGCTCAGGTTGGCATCTTTGCACGTAACCGTGATTCGATCACTAACTTCAATATCCTAATGGCTATCGAAGTAGCATTGAAGGGTAAAGTTGTGCTCAAATCGCCTGATTTCCCAGAGGTTACGGTTGATTATGGTCGCCATGCTGAAATGGCGTTTACTCCTACTGTCAAGTGGGATGAAGCAGATGCAAAGCCTGTTACAGACTTCCGAGCCATGAATGCTCGCTTAACTGAGCACGGCGGCACTGATGGCTCAGTTGTATTGACCACATCAAAGGTGTTTGGTGCGTTTGCAAAGTCTGATGAATATAAAGCAGAATTTATTACGCCTCAAGGTGCTAATGCGGTTAATCCACTGATGGTTGGTTCATTAGGTGGTGGAATCCAAGAAGCTAAATATCGTGGTGAACTTGATGGCGTTCAGTGGTGGACTTTAGATGCAACTTATCGTGATGAAAACGGTGCTATCAAGCGCTATATTGGCGAAAAAGCGTTCTATCTAATCTCTGATTTGGACGGTTTCTTGTGCAACTGCGAAATTCAACACTTAGATGCCATGAATACGTTGGTCGATGTTTATGACTACATCGTACCGAATGCTGATCCGTCAGGTATCAAGCTAATCAGTGAATCAAGCCCGCTTGCTGTTCCATCCAATGTGAATGGCGCCGTTGGTGGCGAAGCGTTCTTGACCGCTTAATAGCGACAAATATTAACGAGCCTCTATTAATTTAGGGGTTTTTTTGTGGAGATAATAATGTCTAAGTATATTGCAAAACAGTCAGTCGGACGTTTTCGTTTAGGTGAAGAAGTCGAAGGCTTGACCGAAAAGCGTGCCAAATTCTTACTTGAAGAAGGTGCTATTGAAGAAGTCGAAGAGCAAGCAACAAAGGCTGAGCCTAAGACCGAATCCAAAGCAAAGCCTAAAGCTGCTGCAAAAGATAAGGATTGATTATGTACGCGACTCGTGATGATTTGATTAGTCACTTTAGTGAGTTAGAAATTGGTCAGCTTGAGTCGTTGCATGAAGACCCTTTGGCTGCAACCGCTAAAGCACTAAAAAGCGCAAGCGGCAAGATGGACAGTTTCTTGTCTACCCGATACAACACGCCCATCGCTAAAACGGATAACTTGGAGCTCGTCTGCTGCAATATCGCAAGATACTTGCTGTATAAGAACGACGCAACAGGCGAACCAGAAGATCGCTACAAAGAAGAAATTGCTTGGCTAAAGGATGTTAGTGCCGGTCGCGCCAACGTCACTTTTGCTGAGCCATTGAGTGCCACTGAGCAGCAAAGCACTTACGTTAAGCCTGCTGTGCCAATTGGTAGTAGCTACCCTGGTCAAATATTTGGTGACGATGTTTTTGCAAAGATGCCAGGCATTAAGTGAGGTGAGTCATGTTTGATGCAGAGCTATCAGGTGGTGACGAGATTATCAGACGGCTAGGTGACTTGTATTTTGATAGTAAAAAAATGCAGAAGTTTAGTCGCATGGCTGGTGCTGAGATGGTCCATCAAACTGAAGAGCGTTTTGCTAATCAGCACGATCTACAGCGTCAACCGTGGCTGCCGTCTCAACGTGCAATCAGAGAGCGTGGTCAGACCTTGCGTGATACTGGTCGCTTAATGGCTTCATTAACTTGGGTGGCGCTTCCTGATGGTGTGAAATGGGGCACAGACGTTGTCTATGCTCGCATGATGCACTATGGCGGTAAAAAGGCGTTGTTCCCTCACTTATGGGGCGATATATCTGCTAGACCTTTCCTTGGTATGAATGAGGATGACAGAGCTAGCGTACTGAACATTATTAATCGAATTATGGACGTGGACTTATGAGTAATTATTTCGCAGTAGGTCTTGGCCTAATCGAGCACTTAGAAGCTAAGGCTACTGAGTGGGGTGTTAAGCACATTGGTACGGTTGCAGATATCAGCAAGATTAATAAGCAGATCACACCTGCGCTCTATGTCGTCAATACAAGCAATAACCCAAACGCTGTTGGTTCGTTAGACAGCGTGGACGTTCAGCAATGGACGGTTGTTATCGCAGTCAGCAACCAAGCATCACAGACAGATACAGCGGCTCTTATGCGCGATGCAGGAGAGCTTATCGGCAAGGTGATCAATCACGTGCAAGGCTATCAACTAGATGACTGGCACGGTGCTTTGCAGCGCACTAGCACATCAGGCAGACCGGACTATTTCAGCACGTTTGCGCTTTACCCTTTCACTTTTAGTACACAATTCAAGCCTTAATTGAGGGGAATTAACTCATGGCAGATAATTTAAACCAGTCCCACGCCTTTATTGGTAAGGGTAAAATCTATATGACACCAGTTAAAGGTGGTGTTAAGCAGTCAGCATTTTGGGTGGGCGTAGCGTCAGCACTTGCGTTTAGTCACTCAGTCGAGGACAAACAAGAGCTGTTTGAGCATCATTCAGGCAACTCGCAGCTTTGGGACGTGAGCGAGGGTAAGAAAAAAACCTCTATCTCATTGACTATCCAAGAGCGTCGTGACGATGCAATGCGTGCAGCACTGCAAGCAACTGTTGAAACTGTGGCAGCCGCTACCGTAACAGGTGAAAGTCATAACATTGGTGCAAACATTGGTGATATGACCTTTTTGAAACATGGCAACGTGTCAGATGTGGCTATTACTGATGCAGCAGATGGCCCATTGGTACAAGGTACTGACTATACGGTTGATGCTGATTATGGCCGTATTGAGATGCTTACTGGTGGACATACCGCGCCATTGACTATCGGTTATGGTTATGGCGAGTCTAAAGTAACTAAGCCGATGACTGATGACGTTGATTACTATGAAGTCCGTCTTGATGGTATTAACACAGTTGGTCAACAAGGTCGTCAGATTACGACTGCTTACCGTGTCAAACTTGATCCAGCCGATACTTATGACCTCATCAATGAGAACTTTGCAGAGATGAGCATTGAAGGTGAGTGCTTGTTTGATGAAGATGCAGGTGCAACTTATCAGGTTGTAAACCTGTAGCTTGATAGGTCTATGTAAAATCACATGGACCTATTTTTATTTAACTAAGTCATTGCGTGCCGATGGCTTACTCAAATAAAAAGGATTAATTATGCGTACTAATGCACGAACCAAGCTGACGAATACAGCGACCAATGAGGTTATCGTCTTATCTGATAGTCTTTATCCTGAAGGTGAGCACGACTGGTCAGCTATCGTATCAAGTACCAAGTACGCGCTAGATGGCACGATGATAGTCGAGCAGTCAGAGCGTCAAGCTGGCAGACCATACACGATGCAAGCGCCTAGTGGTCATGGTGTGCTATCAAGAGCGACGGTTAATGCGCTCAAATCTGAGCGTGACAAGCTAGGAGCTACCTTTTGGTTAGACTATCTAGCAGATGGGGCGGTTAAGCGCGTGAAGGTCATATTTGACACGACAGGTGAGGCGATTGAAGCCAAGCCAGTTAAGAACTCAACCAGTCCTGAATTGACCGATTACTATAACGTAACGCTTAGATTTTTAGAGATACCTAGCGTGTAAAATGGTATAATTGGCTATAATTTACAAGGAGTTATAGTCGTGGGTAACTTGAGGTATGCGCTAGGGTATGAGGTTGACGGAAACTTAAAAATACTAACTGAGAACGACAGTATTTTATTTGCTAAGCACTCGAACGGCAAAAGCAGCATTAACCCAGACATGAATAAAGTAATGTACTTTGATAATCAGGAATCAGCTATAGAAGAGGCAAGGTCGCAAGGTCGCAAGGTCATGCGGTAAATGGGCATAGACTAGCAATTTATACTTGCGATGAAAAAGCTCCTACATACATCAATAGAAACGGTGAAGGCTATGAGTGAATTTGTTATACAAACGCCAAGTGAAGATAGTAATTGTACTCAAAGCATTACAACCTCTATTGATGATGAGTATATAACTCTATCTGATACCGAGTATGGCTGTCAGTACATAACAATACCGCTAGATAAATGGCAAGAACTGAAAGAATCAATAGACAGCAAAATATAAAAACCTAATTAGTAAAACCACAGCCCACCCTAACACGGTGGGTTTTTTTATGCCTAAAATTTGACGGATGACGACATGGCAATTACTCAAAACGATTTAGAGATTTTAAAGTCTGAGATTATGGCTGACACGCCTGATGGCGGTGGATTACCTACTGGCGTCGCTGTCATTGATGGCGTATCTAACAACTTATTCCCTGATGTGTCAGACATTGACCGCTTACTTGGTCGTGTACGCTTGCGTAAAGTATCACTGGCAGTTAAGACCGCTAATGCTGAGCTATTGCAAGCGACTCGTATGCTATTTACTGAGCTACCAGATAACCCAAATATCAGTGTGTTTGCGTTTAAAGCAACCTCATTTGCAGATAGACGCTCAGATGCTCAGAACAAGATTGAGAGCTATTTGGCTTTTGGTACAAAGTGGGCAGGTCATTTGCTTGAGACACAGCTTGCAGGTCAGCGCGTTATTCAGATCTCATTAGATGCAAAAGACCCGGTACCGGCAGTTGGTCAGCCACTTGTACTTGTACAAAATGAAGGGCAGTCTGACGAGTTTTATCAATATCTCAGACCGCTTAAAGTTGACACGGTAGAGCGTCGCTTTCAGAAGTCAGCAAGCGAAACAGTAACACGTACAGTTGCAACCATTGAATTTGGCGACACGCTAAACAAATCATTCAACGGCTTAACAGTACAAGAGTTTTATCAGAATACATCAACGACTAGACGCGCTATCTTGCGTGAAGCTCGTATTGCTGATGCCGCTAAATACTACAGCGCGTCACGCTTGGCTGAGCCAGTAGTAGCCATGCAATCACGCCAAGTACGCCTTAACTCTATCTACACGCAAGTTGTGCCAAGCACGCAAGTTGAGACGCCTATTTTACAGCGTGATCCAGCTAATCAGGTCGCTACTCAAGCGCGTGGTGACGGTGTGATTAATATCAGCCAGTCAGTCAACGTGACAGCCAATACTGCTTTTAGCTTACCAAGTGGTATCGCAGTTGGAACACTAAGCATAACGGTTGGTGGCCGCTCGTTAACCGATAGAGATGGGCAGTTGGTAGATAGCAGCAATGTAGCATACGCATCTATTAAGTACGGTGTTGGTCAAATTACTTGGTATAGCGTGCTAAATCTTGGCCAAACGACAGTTACTGGTAGCTACAAACCTGCATCGGAATTTACTCGCGTGGCGCAGACTGACTATCAGGTTGTCGATGATAACGCAGGCTATAACTATGTGCGTGAACTAGGTGCTGAGCCAGTGCCAAACAGCCTTAAAATTACTTATACGGTGCAAGGTAACAACTATCTCGTGCACGATGATGGGCGCGGTAACTTAGTCGATGACGATGGTAATGGTCGCGGCACAGTGCAAGGCAAGACAGTGCTACTTACGACTGCTGCTATACCTGATGCTGCAAGTTATATCATCTACAGTTTTGGCGTTGATCTAGACACGGTTAAGTACGGCAATCAAGCGCTACCTGCTGCTTACCATGTTATTAGCGTGGCAGATAAAGTTAGTGGTCCAATTACTGTCACATGGGCAACCGGCAAGACAGCAACAGTTAGCAATGGCATTGTCACAGGTGATGCAACGGGTACGTTTATTGACGGAAAGTTGAATATCGCACCTAATGAGACGGTAGCCAAGAATACAACTTTCAATCTGTCTTATCAGCGTATATTGCCAGCCAATACGGTTAAAGTTCAAAGCTCTCCTGTGACCAGTTCAATTAATGGGGAGTTTGAAACGTCGGTTGATTTTGCATCATCAATAACCGATGCAAGCATCAGTCTAACCATGGGTTTTAATAATAACTACGATGTGAAAGTTGTATTAGGTATTGATGCTAACGGCACAAAGCTAACAGTCAAAGATGTGTTGCGACCAGTATATTTAAGCAACGCTGATGGCGTAGTGATTAGCGGTAGTAGTAACGGCCAAGGTGTTGCTTCTCCCGAAGTGATTACTACATGGCAGCCAATTACTGGGGCAACTGAGGAGCTGCGAGCATGGTCTGCTGAGTTGTTAAGTAGTGCGGTTAATAAGACCTCTGGCACTCTTAGCTTAAAGGTGAAAATTACTCGTAAGCAAAGTGGTGTTGATGTGCTGACACGCCCAGGCATTTCACCAGTTTTTAAGGCAACACTTAAAACGGTGCCAATGCAAATAGACAGAGTGTTTGTTAGTGCGGAAGGTTTGAAGTCAGCATCAACTGAGGCGGCGACAGCTAGTGGCTTAGCAACCACTTTAAATATTCCTTTGCCACAAGATACAGCAGCACCAGTCGTCAATGGTTCACTATTTATTGATGTACTCGGCATACCTTTAGTTGACAAAGACGCCAAGATTAAGAGTGGTGAGACAGTGGTAGGCGCAATTGATTACAGCGCTGGATTCATAACTTTAACAACATGGCAAGCAGGACAAGCCAATCTCGTCAATCTCAAATCAATGTTACGTGAAAATGATCCTGTACCGCTCGCTAATTTGATTTTTAGAACGCCTGTTGCACCGCTTAAAGAAGCGTCTTTACAAATAAGCGCGGAGCTTGCAGATGGTACGCCAATATCGCTATCAACTGATGAGCAGGGTAACATCACTGGGCACAGCTTTGCCCATGGTACGGTTGACTTTAAAGCTGGTGTCGTGGCGTTGTATTTTTACGAGCGACTAGGCGTGACAGCTAATCCTAGCGTGGTTGATGAGCCATGGTATGACGCAAACAATATCTATGATGTTGGTGGCACGAACTATATCAATCGTCCTGTTTACGTTAAGCCGGACTCAATTCGCTATAACGCGATTGCTTATAGTTACTTACCATTAGATAAAGAGCTTATCGGACTCGATCCAGTGCGCTTGCCGACAGATGGCCGCGTGCCATTTGTCCGTAAAGGTGACTCGATAGCTATTACCGAGCTAAAAACAATGACGCTACCAACCAATGCGCCTAATGATACGTTTGACTTAGGTTTTGAGCGATTGTCCGATGTGTCAGTAGTAGATGCTAATGGCTTGAAGATTAGTTATGACTATTTAAATATTGATTTAGATGCGGGTATCTTGGAGTTCAATAGTGCATTTGATATGTCACCTTATACAGCACCATTGACCGCTAAATATCGAATTATGGATATCGCTTTAGTTATTGAAACCGATATATCGGGACGTGTGACTTTATCAACAGTTATTACTCACAACTACAGCACTGCAGCGGTTTTCAGTTCGATGTTGTTAGCTGGAGATATGCAAGCGCGTGCGTATAACGTGTTTAGTCAAAAGTCATGGACCAGTGTATTTAGTGACACACTGATTGGCGATAAAGCAACCTCGCAGTTACAGGTAACCAATAATCCCATTATAGTAACTAATCGTGATGCTATTGAAGAGCGTTGGGCGCTAATATTTACAGGTTCAACATCTTTTCGCATCGTTGGGGAAACCGTAGGAGAGATTGGTACAGGATCAACAACTGCTTTAACAAGCCCTGTAAATCCAATGACAGGTAAGCCTTATTTTGAAATATCTTCGGCAGCATGGGGTACGGGCTGGTCATCAAACAATGCAGTTCGTTTTAATACTGCTTCTGCCAAATATCCGGTTTGGATTGGTAATGCTATTCAGCAACATCAAGGCAGTAGCTCAGATAATTATGATTTCACAATTGGTTATCATGCAAACATTGATAGAGATAGGGCTTAAATATGACTGATAGTAATTTTACTTGGATGAATGCAGAACAGATTGGGGCACCGCAGATGAATGGTGCGTCCAACAGTAACGGACAGCTATTACAGGTCTTAGATGCCTGTTTAGTTGACGGTTTCAACAGCAAAACTGTTGTATCTATTAGTAAAACCTCGACTACCGTAACACTAGGGTACGGAGTGACCCACGGTTATGTTATGGGTCAACTGGTGGAAGTTTCAGGTGCTAATGATGCTACGCTTAATGGAAAACATAAGATTATTGCCTCAACAATCGATACCATAACGATAAGTGCTTCAGGTGTTTCTCAAACCACTGGTGTTATTAATACCAAAGTAGCACCTTTAGGGTTTGAATCAATATTTGGTAGCGCCGACCCCTTGAAAAGAGCGTATCGAAGTAAAACGGTAAGTACAACAAGAACTGTAATATACCTAGATATGACATTACCTGCAGGTCACGGCTACAATTCCACTAATCCAGTGAAAAGAGCAACAATTAGTCTCTGTGAAGATATGCAGTCATTGGGCGTTCAGATAAACAGTTATACGGATGCTAAAAATAACTTTGCATCTAACCCTAATGGGTCGCTATTTTGGTATCAATGTCGCAACAGAAGAAAAACCGACGCGGTATCAACTTCTATTAATAGTAAGTGGGTTATAGCCGGTAACAGTGAATACTTCTACTTATTTCACGAATGGCAGGATTATAAATCCAGGGGGACGGACTTACGCGATATATATGCGTTTGGCGATACTAATTCCCTTTCAGGGTTCAATGATTTGAACAATTGCTTATGTGTTTGTGCGGTCAATAGTAATGATGCATCAGATTTATTTCATGCGAGCACAGGTTCTACGATAAAAGGTAGTACATCAACCCCTGTTGGTGTTTTCATCAAGGACGTAAATGGTCTTAATTTGGCAGATTTAGCTATAACCTTAAGTGGGGCAAACAGCGAAAATGTAATTAGCGGGTCTGTTTCGGGTCTTACTTTCCCAAACCCAATAACAGGAAAGATAACTTGCTTACCAATTTACGCAAAAACAGGGCAGTCCTTACGATCTAGGCTAGATAACTTGATGTTTGTTTCACATACTGTCCCTGCTTCTAAAAATACAGGGCTAGTTGTTTCTGATGACGCAGTTTTAGTTAAAATGCATCAAGGGAATAGTACTACTGATACTGATATTGGAGCTTTCGCTATAAGAATAGGGAGTTACTAATGAGCGATTTCGATATGCTACCTGCAGCTTCTGTTTTTAGCTTGCCTTATAAGACTATCGCGGACAGTCAAACAGAAGGTAGGGGTGGTAATGGTTTCATTAGTGGTAAAGTCACTGAAAGCGGATTGGCAGTAGCTAGGAGAGTGCTTTGTTATCATAGAAGAACAGGGAAGTTATGCGGTACTACATGGTCAGATGAAAATGGTTATTATATTTTCAATGGCTTAATAGCTAAGTCCAATTACTATGTAACTTCTATTGATGAGAACCTTGATGCAGTACAGTATAACGCTGTGACACAGGATTTAATAGAAGCTAGTGAGGTCGTGTAATGATATTGAGCGCTAATGATAAAAACGGAATGCTACAAGGTCTTGCCGATAGACTAAACGTAGGTTCAGATACGGTTTTAATGATTTATATCGGTTCAGAAGTAACAGCCGCTTTTGAAATGCCTAACCCTATACAGCAGTCAATAGCGAATGGTGTTATCAGTTTCAACCTACCCCCTAAAGTTCTTGCTACCAATTCAGGCGTCCCTACAACTGCCACATTAACTAACAGTGCGGGAAGTAACATTACTTTTGATATTGGGTCTGAGATTGTGCTTGATAAGCCCGAAGTTTACGCAGGCGGTTATGTCAGTTTAACGAGTTTAACTATTACTATCTAAAGGTGAGTTATGTCTGATAAACCCGACCTAAACTTTACACACTTATCAGACAACAGTAGCAACTTGGATTTTTCAAGGTTTAAGCCCAGCACCTTGTTAAACTTCACTGAAGTTTGGCAACCTACGACTAACCTAGAGTTCGATAAATCATCCATTGTTAGCAACGATGTTAGCCTTAGCATCACTTCTAATATCATTGTCGCAGCTTCAGGTCATGTCAGTATTGCAGAAGCACCTATCGGCATAGTTATATCGGGTGTTGTTCCGCTAGAAGCTTTAGGGGGGTTAACAAGCGAAAAGCCAGTAAGTGGAATTGCCATTAATGCAATTTACGACCTTAATGCAGTCGCCTTGGGTTCTGCAAGTTATGACAGTAATGTCGATAGAATGGGTCAATACGATGTTAGTGGTAGCTTTCAACAATCAAAAGTAATAAGCATCAATAAGAAAGGTGTATTTGAAACCAATAAACCACTTACAAACGACCTGTCGCTAGATTGGCAGAAATCAAGGTTGGTTGGCGTTGAAAAAAAGTCTGTACTTGAGTTTAATAAGAAAATACAGAACAGTAGCAAGCAAGTATTTGAGCAATCAGAATTTGCTGGCACAAGTAGTAAGCAGTTATATGAATCTCAATTATTCGTACCTCATAGTAGGCAACTTGATTCCGAGCAAGCAATGCTTATTGGTCATGATAAGTGGTTCAGCTTTGAGGCGATGGCTAAACGTCAAACTGAGCGCAATTTAAAAGAAGAAGACGCAAGGTTGGTCGGTTACAGCAAGACCTATAGCAATAGGTCGGCAAGCGTATTGGCTAAAGCTTATAGATCGCCTAAAGAATTTGCAAAGTTAATGTACAGCGCTCACTCAGAGCGCTTTTTTATTGAACCTGATATACCACTACCGCCTGAGCAACTAACACTGCTTGATTTCACCTGCAAATGGTTTGACCAAAGCTCAACATTAAACTTCGGCCAAACCTGCCAACAAGAACAAACGCAACCATCAAAAGGAGTCATATTTGTGACAAACAGTGTGTCATTAAATCGCTCAGACGATGGGCGTGATATTAAAATGTTGGGCTTTAGCGTAGGCATTGATAGCAATAGCTATACATGGTCATTTAGTGCCACTGTGCCGCTGTCTGAGCTGTCAAAAGTCAATACGGCATATGAGCAGCAGATAGGCGTAGAGTTTACCTGTAACGGCAATCTATGGCGATTTATCATTGATAGTTGCGATGATAGCGTGTCGTTTGGTGAAAGCTCGTTGACTATTAAAGGTAAGTCACGCGCAATGCTGTTAGCCAGTCCTTATGCGGCTCAACGTGGCTTTAAGTATGACACAGCTATGAGCGCTAGACAGATTGCTGAAGACGAATTAAACCGCTTTGGCGTACCTTCAGGATTTACATTGGATTGGCAGCTTGCAGGTGCTAATGGTTGGCAAGTACCAGCCAATACTTACAGCTACTCAAACAAGACGCCTATCAATTCATTGCAGTGGATCGCTGAAGCAGCAGGTGGATTCATCAATGCTCACATGAGTGAAGATATTATCCACGTACTGGCTCATTATCCAATACCATCATGGGAATGGGCAGCGCAGACACCTGGTATCAACTTACCGATGTCGCTTATCACCAGTCGCAGTCGGGGCCGTGTTAATAAGCCTGCATACAATGGGGTAACGATATACGGTGAGAACGATAACGGTATAGGTGCTTTAATCAAGCGCTCAGGAACAGCAGGTGGTTATCAGCCACCAATGGTTACGAGTGACTTAATAACTGACCAAGACGCTGCTATTAGCCGCGGTAAGATGATATTGAGTGATACTGGCGATATCGGCAACATTGGAATATCAATGCCACTGCACGCTGATGTAGGCGTGCTAAAGCCATCAACGCTCATCGGTGTTAATGATGGTGAGCAATGGGTTGGCATGGTCAGAGGTACGACCATCACAGGTCGTCTATCTAGCAATCGAGCATTAGAGATTGACCAATCTATTGATGTGGAGCGTCATTTCGATAAGGAGGTGATCAGTGGCTAGTGGTAACCTATGGCAGTTATTTAAAAACGTGACAGAGCAAGGCGCTAAGCAGCTAGCCACTGTCATTGATAGGCAAGGCTCAAACTATACCGTCACCATGCAGGGCGGCGGTAACACCATCGTACAATCAAGTGCAGCTTACGAGTTGCAATCTAAGGTTTTTATCAGGGATGGGCAGATCGTCAGTGAAGCGCCTGATTTGCCATTTGTTGAAATAGAGGTTTAGCATGACAGATAAAATAGATAAAGTGATCCGCGTCGCTGATACTGATATTACTATCAAGCGCGTCAAAGTTAAAAACCTAAACGAAGTGACACGAGCCTTTACGCCTTTCGTCGCTGAGTTTGAGCGTATTGTAAAAGCAAATAAGGGGCTGCCAGAAAGTGAGCTATTAGCACTGATTGGAAGCTACACAGACGAAACGGTCATATTAGCATCGGTACTAACAGACCAAACGCCTACCTTTTATCGAGAGCTTGAGCCGCTTGAAATGCTCACAGTGATGCAGGAGGTCGTCGCCCATAGTGGCGATTTTTTTATGCGTCAGATTTTCATACCCCTAAAAAGTCTGGGGGCACAGTTAGCCTTACTTGGTTCGACAGCTTACTACCATTCTACAAAATCGGACTCAGAGAGTACGATGTCTTAGATATGGCATTTGGCGAATGGTGGGAATTATCTAAGGCGTTAGCCAAAGATAAACAGCAAAGCATCAAAGATATGGCGTCAGCTATGCGAGCATCACAAGCGAATACGAAAGACTGGAAAGAGTTTATGAAAAGCTAGCGTAACAATGCTTAATCAACTAAAATTGAGTAAATAACTCTTTTGTAATTGAAATAGCGAACAATACTATGGCCAATCAAGTAGAACAACAATTAATGTTTTGTCAGCACGATCAAAAGACAACCTTACACTATCGCAATGCCAAAAAACGAAACTGGATTTTGCATATTGTATTGGCGCTTATTACAGGCGGCTTATGGTTGATAGTAATGCTGTTCTTAGCGTTAACGTCTGGCAGCAAAGACTTGTGGACATGCTCACAATGTGGGACCACGCAAAAGTAGGAGTGATTATGATAGACATAAACCACATGACGTTGAAAGAATGGCCTAAAGCTCACGAAGTTTGGGGTGATGATGGGTTTGAGCGAATCAATAAATTGCTAGATAAAGCTGTGCATTTGGTTGGCAGAAAAGCACCAAATGAAGTCGCACACTACGCTGGACTATCTGAAAATAAAAGTAAGGCGGGTAAAACACCAGTCGTTTTTATCGATTGTGATAGTTTGAACCGCTACCACATTAGCGAGCGTCATATTAAAGATGGCAAGCTGCCAAAACCTGATAGGGCAAGCGCCTTTAAATAATCAAACGAATAAATCAACAAGCTCACTTTAATTAGTGGGCTTTTTTTATGCCCAAAATTTGAGGTGCGCCGTATGGCAAGTGATTTAGATTTTAACGTGCAGTTGCGCGTACTCAACGAAAATTTTAACGCGGGTATTAACCAGGCGCGTGATAAGTTCACAGAATACGCCCAGTCGGTTGAGCGCAACATTTCTCAGATGGTCACCGATACTGAACGCGCTGACAAGATGCTTACTGATCTAGGTAATGTTGACGCCAGTCGCTTAACGGCTGAGCTAAAAACAACAGCCGACCAATTAAGACAGATGGGTGCTGGTGCCAATTTATCAGGTGATCAAATTGAAGCAGCAATGCGTACAGCAGCGCAGCAAGTAGGTAAGCTTGATCAAGAATTGGTTAATGCAAGATTGGAGGCAACAAGGCTTGGTCAGACTGACGCATCACCTGAACAGATAGAGCAAGCAACAGCTAGTGTTGCTCGACTTGAGCAAGAGCTTAATGAGGCGAAATCAGCCAGTACAAGCCTTGCAGGTGAGTTAGCAGGTGCAATGAATCGCGCTAGTACTACAGCTGACGGTGCTCGCAATGCTATCTATAGAATGGCTAACGTGCGAGTGCCAGAAACCATACGCGGTGAGATTGACCAGATTAGTCGCTCATTAACCAACTTTCAAAACAACTCTGGTCGCCCTGCCGCTGAAATTGAAAGAGTAACAAGATCCGCACAAGAGCAAATCAGACGGCTTGAGCAAGAGTTACGCGGTGTCGATGATCAAGTACAGCGTACAGAGACGGGAACCAAGAAGCTAAGCGGCGGCGTTAATAACCTTAAAGGCGCATTTGGTAGTTTGCAGGGGGTATTAGCAGCGGCTGGGCTTGGTATTGGGGTTGCTGAGATTATTCAAGCAGCTGATGCTTTTGTACTGCTTGAAGCTCGTATCAAGATTGCTACTGGCGAGGGTGTCAACTTCATCACTGGCTTTGAAGGTGTTAAGCAGATAGCTAACGAAACATTCTCAAGCATTGCCAATACGGGTGAATTGTTTGCACGTATTACGCAAGCATCTACCACGTTGGGCTTGGCTCAGGGCGAGATACTGTCAGTTACCAAGACGATTAACGAAGCAATTAAACTATCAGGTGGAACGGCTGCAAGTGCGGACGCGGCTATCATTCAGCTTGTACAAGGTTTGCAATCAGGCGTATTGCGTGGCGAGGAATTTAACTCGATCATGGAGCAGTCACCACGGCTCGCTCAAGCAATGGCTGATGGCCTTGGTGTGACTCGGGGCGAGCTACGCAAGATGGCAGGTGAGGGCAAGCTGACATCAGAAGTTGTTATTGATGCTGTACGTTCGCAGACCAAAGTTATTGAGGATGAGTTTGCGACACTGCCTGTCACGTTTGGCGACTCCATACAACTACTTAAAAACACCATGTTCGAATTTGTTGGCAGTTTAAATGAGACAGTCAATCAATCTGGTCGAATGGCTGCAGCTGTTCAGTATATTAGCGATTCAATCAAGGATATTGACCCATCGACAATTGCAGCGGTAGAGCAAGTGTTTGATGGTCTGCTGTCAACGCTTGGTAGCACCTTCTCAGCAATAAAAGATATCTATTCTGCTATTAGTGATATGACAGGTGCACTATCTGGTAGTAATGAGGAAGTAGGGCTATTTACTCGACTACTAAGCGGTGTGGCTATTAGCTTGGGCATTATGAGTGACGGCTTTAAAGGCATATCTATTCTAGCTAACAGTGTTTTTGGCACTATATCTCAAATAACAGGTGGTATCTTAGAAGGTTTCTCCGCGCTCAAAGGTCAGACATCGCAACGCGCTGCTGAGTTATACCAGTTAGCCGATGAGTTGCACAAAAAGTCTGAACAGCAGATGATGGACTTTGAGTCATCGTCTAGCAAAGCGTGGACTGCGATGAACAAGACCGCTCAGGAAAAATCTGACGAGACGGTCGCCAAACTTGTCGCTGGTTACGACGAAATGGAAGCCAAAGGCTCTTATACGGCAGAAGCCCTAGAAGAGCAGTTTATTAAAATTGCTGCTGCTAAGATCGCCCAAAACGATAACATTATTAGCGATGATATGCGCCTTGAGTTAGCGCAGCGCGAATTACAAGCCACATTCAGTGAGACTGGTGAGTTAATCATTGCATCTGCAGGCGGTGTGCAAGCGGCTTATCTTGGTGTTGGCGAGAGCTTTGCCGAGGTTGCCACAAAAGCGCAGGAAACTGGTGTTAGCGTAACCGACTCACTAACTGACTTGGTGCCAAAAGCGCAGACTATAGGTGCTGTTGATGACATTATTAACTCGCTAACAGCGATGTCAGCAACAGGTAGGATCACAGGGCAAGAATTGGCAGCAGGTATCAATCTTGCTAACGAACGCTACAAAGAGATTGAAAACAACTTTGCAAGATATGCAGCTAAAAGCATTGCAGATAACGGTGGCATCGTAACGTCTGAGCTTGAGAAGGCGGCAGCGTTGCAAGGCTTGGCAGTGCAAGCAGATGAAACGGGTAGCGTGTTAGTCACGCAGCTTGATAGATCTACTCTTGCAAGTAGTCGCACCAAAGAGCAGATTGACGAATTAGCAGGTGCGGTGGGTATTGGTCTATCTAAGGAGTTTATAAAGTCTAGTGCTGGGCTTGACGAGCTGATTGATGGCTTTGATGACTTAACCGATGCAGGTTATGACGCAAGTGATGCGCTCGTTGGTGCACTGACTGAAATGTCTAACAAGGCTAGCAATACAGCCGAGATAGAGTATGTCATTGAGAAATGGAATGAACTAGGCAAAGAAGGCAAGATAACTGGCCAAGAGCTTGCAGACGGCCTTGACCTATCGCGCACTAAACTCGACGAACTGACCGATGGTATTAACAGCGTCGCAGAAGCTTATGGTGTACTAGGGCTGAAAACCCGTGAGGAACTGGCTAAGCAAGCAGGTGCCTTCACCGAGTCATACGATATCATCAAGAAAGACGGTAAGGCCACAGCGCAGCAGTTAGAAGAAGCTTTTGAGAAAACAGCGAAATCAAACATTGCTGCCAATGGTAACGTAGTTGATGCTGTCACTAAGCGTATGGCAGCTGAGCGCGGCGTCACTGTTGCAGTTGACGAGCAAGGCCGCGTCACATTTGAAAAAATGGGGCAGGCAAAGACGGCAAACGATAATGTCACTCGCTCAGTCAATAACATTCGTACAGCTTATGATGGTATCTCTAGTAGTGCAGGCGGTGCAGGTAATGCCATGGTACGCGCTGCCAATGATGCGTCATCAGCTTACGATAAGTTGCAGCAGAAAATTAAGTCAGTCAAAGAGGCTCAGGAGCTTAAGAACGCTGACGAGACACTTAGGAACTTGCGGCAATATGGCACTGAGGAAGCGCCAGTATTGGGCAACCAGTTTGGCACTAGACTTGGTGTTGAGAACTTCTTGAAGTCGCAAGGACTATCTGAAGAATCCGCTATCGAGGAAGCGCGTAAGCTGTATGCCAAGCAGGGTACATCAAGTGGTGCTTTAAACTTTGGCGAGTTGCAAGGTTTTGATGACGGCCAGATGCTAACAGCTGCTGATATTAATCGCTATAAGTCTGCATCAGTATACTTAGCTGAAATTGCAGAGAAAGCGCGACAAGTTGATCGTCAGCGTGACAACTACGAAGTGGCAAGGACGGCGACGGCTCAAATTACAACGCAAGAGTACAATCGTTTTGACAGCCAACCGAGCTCAAGCAAAACAATTAATGTCAACTTCAAACTTGGCGGTGCAACGGCATCGATGAGTATGCCAGAGAGCCAAGAAGCATCACTTACAGCTCTACTGCAACAACTACAAGACAGCAAAGCGATTGCAGGTTACTAGCCACTCATTGAGTGGTTTTTTTATGTCAAAAATTTGAGGGGTGAAGATGCTTAAAATTAAGATTAGGCGGCTATGGTGGGCTTGCATAGCTGCTTTAGCTGCATCGTACCCGATTAGCTCATGGGCTGCCGACCAACTTATAGAGGCAAGGGTTTTGCCTGCGCCTTTTCTGCTGAGTTGGGCTGGCGTTTGGGTTTTTGCTACAGCAGGTGGCCTATGCGCTGCTTTTGTCAAAATACCTGAAATTGATAAGAGTTTTTATTATCCAAGCCTAGCAAAAGCATTAATCGGTGTGTTTATGGGTGTTGCATTAAGCCTGGCAGTAAATACATTCAATGAAGCGCAATCAGGTGCTTTACCATTGTTTGCACTATTGGCAGGTCTATTTAGTGCGCCATTGGTGGCAGGTACGATGGTATGGATCAGCAATCAAAAACGCATAAACAAAACACTCAACCAAGCAGTACGTAGTCGCACTGGATTGGACACGTCAGTAGATGACGACTTTCAAATTGATACGGCTTACAAAAAAGGAGACAGCGAATGATAGCGCCAATCTATCTTGATTTAACGATGGCGGTATGCGCTGTCGTCTTAGGCTTGTTTGTTATGTTGACACGCATGCGGGTAGTGGACAACGGAGTTTACACGCCAATACTTGAACTGGCTTTGGTGTGCGCAGGTGCACTAAGTTGGGCGGTTTACGGTTTCTTAGCAATATCAGCTATTACGTCATACCCACCATTGCATACAGTCGGCTATCAAGGGCATTGGGGTTATACGCTCGCAAGATTTTTAGGATTCGTTGCTTGGATGCTAGCTCTACTATTAATCACTAGGTACAGCGCATATATGCAGGTGCGCAAGGTATCAAAGAAATGCAAACACCACGCCCCTTAATCGGGGCTTTTTTTGGAGCTAAAAATGAGCGTAAAAGATAGCGTAAAAATACTACAGACCGCTATAGGTATTGACCCAGACGGTTACTGGGGTGGATTATCTCAAGAAACATTAGAAGATAGTTATAAGCTAGATTTTGATTTTGATAAATTCAAAGATGTTTTTAAAGTTAGCTCAATCAATCAAGGATTTGTAGATGGTGTAAACGGCTTGTTTGCAGCGTTTAACGACTATAAAGAGCTAGACTCAAGCAATCCGTTATACGTGAGCTACAATCTCGCCACGGCTTATCATGAGACCGCATTTACGATGCAAGCTATCACCGAGTACGGCGGTGTCAGATACTTTGATAAGTACGACACAGGGCGATTAGCTGAGCGACTAGGTAATACACCCGAGGCTGACGGTGACGGCTATAAGTATCGTGGTCGTGGTCACGTCATGATTACTGGTTATGGTAACTATAAAAAGTTTACCGATATTCTAGGTATCGACTTAGTTAACAGTCCTGATCTAGCGTTAGATCCCGTTGTCAGCGCAAAGATACTAACTATCGGCTCGCTAAAGGGTACGTTTACAACTCGCAGATTAAACCAGTATATCAAGTACGGTTTAGAGTACAACGAGTGGGTAAATGCTCGTAGGGTTATTAATGGCGTTGATGATAATAAGGCGATTGCGGATTATGCGATTAAGTTTTTGCAGTGCGTCAAAGTTGTTGCAGTGCAAGATAATGCTGTGTGCGAGTGTTGCGGTCAATCTATTTAGCTACAGCTAGCTACGTTTAGCTGCTATAATAACTACATAAGGTTAGCGTATAAGGTTGAGACTACTTGGCTGACGCGAACGGTGTTGTATCAGCGCTGTTGCCTTATTACTTACCTATAGCGTGCTATAGGCAATGCCCTGTCATTAATTTGGCAGGGCGTTTTTTTGTGTCTAGGTTTTGGTTCCCTCATTGATGAAGGTAGCATACCGTCTAAATTCTCATATCAACGACTTCACTGTGATTGCTATAAATATCTCAACAACGATTACTATTTGATTACTTTTTTCTTACTGATGGAAAATAGAGCAAAAACAGCAGACAATAAAAAACCCTTACAAGTCAATGACTGTAAGGGTTTGAATGTGGTGGGCCCAGTAGGACTTGAACCTACGACCAAAGGATTATGAGTCCTCTGCTCTAACCAACTGAGCTATGGGCCCTAACGTTAGACGCACAATGATACCTGATTTTTCTAATTTTTCAAGTAAAAGATAGGCAGTAATCAAGATATTTTTTATTGAGCCATATTTTTGTATTACAGGTGACCACCAGCTATGGTTAGACTACGACCTCCATCCACGGTAATGATCTCTCCTGTGACATAATTTGCCTGCACAAGATACAGTACGCTATGAGCAATCTCATCAGGTTGCCCTATTCGCCGCATAGGAATAGCGTCGATGATACTTTGTTGTTGCTCATTGTCAATAGCTTGGTCGCTAGTAGGGTCAGGCAAAATGTTGACTCCAGGAGCCACCCCGTTGACCCGTACTGCTGGCGCCATCTCTAGCGCTAGCGACTGTACCATCATTCGATGCGCAGCCTTTGCCATGTTATAGACAGTATAGTTGCTAAACGGCCTATCATGCGCGTGTATGTCCAATAAGCTGACAATACAGCCTTGTTGTTGCTTTAGATAAGGTAGTAGAGCTTGGCTCAATAATAAAGGGGCCTTTGCATTGGTCAAAAGCAACTCATCCCACTGTGCATGATTGATACTACCGAGTGGGCTAGGATAAAACCGCGAAGCATTATGCACCAGTACATCAAGCTGTCCAAACGCCTCTACGATATTTTTAACAAAGCTGTCTAAAGCCATCCCATCGTTGACTATCGTTAAATCAGCAACGATAACTTTTGCACTATTAGCACGGATGTCGTTCAGATGGTCAGCCAAGTCA